GTCGAACCTCTGACCTCGCGATTAACAGTCGCACGCTCTAACCAACTGAGCTATGGAAGAAGAAGGTTGGCCAACCTTTTTATATTTACAAAAGTACATCATCATAGTTATAGCTCACGATTTTTAAACCCAATGAGTTCTAGGTCATCGCAATTAGCTACTAAAACTACCGTTAAAAATTCTTTACTACAACCATGAAGAGAAGATATTTAGTTTATTAATTAGACGTCTCTAATTATCCAGGATATACCACGAGGAGGTAATCTTCTTTTATATCCCAAAGTGCATCGAGTGGGGTTCGAACCCACGCAGCTTACGCTACCAGATCTTAAGTCTGGCTCCTTAGACCACTCGGACATCGATGCAATGCAAACAGAGGGTCTCGATCCCTCGACCTTCGGCTCATAAGACCGATGCTCTAACCAACTGAGCTACGCTTGCACTGTGTTTATAACACAATTGTTTTTATATATTTTTATAATTTAATCTATTTTTGTCTTTTTATATTTAATCTAATTTCGTATTTTTATAATTTAATCTATTTTTATCTTAATTATGCTTCAGCTGAAGCAGCTTTCTTACGTACAACCTTCTTTTTCTTTGGTTCAACAACTGGAACAACAACTTCCTCCTCCTCCTCCTCTTCGTCACTCTCAACTACAGCATCTTGAAGGTCTTGTCCTACTTCTTCTGCAACTTTCAAACGCTCTTTGTCAGCAGTTGATAGTGCAATATGACAACGTCCAAATAGTGTTTCACGAGGCTTAATAACTGCTTGAACAAGTTTCCATGTTACACCAAATTTACCATTAGCAAACCAAATGCCACCACATTGAATCAAAGTAGCTACCTTAGAACCCTTTGTAAGAAAGTCCAAAGGAGTAAGCGTTGGTTCACTTACATTTGGAAATAGTCTTGTTTGCTCATCATCATACAATTCACATTTCCAAATTCCATCATAACAAGGAACTTTAACTTGAAGTCTAGGTGGTTTACTATAATCAAAATCACCAGCATTTACATGGTCTTTTGGATATTTAGAATATTTAAGCATTGGAGACCAAAGTGCATCAATTACTTCTTTACTCATCGACTTCTTACCGAACCAAGCCATGCTATTTTTAATTGCATCTTCTTTTACACCTTCTTCAAATGCTTTTATATTAGAAAGAAATGTATCCAAATCTTCATCACTGTAATCATCATTAGGAAACTGAAGGGCAAATTCATACTTTTGATTGCCTTCATAATCACTTAATCCCCAAGTCAACATCAAAGGAACTGACAAAGTCAATACCTTTTTATTCTCATTATTGAGAATACCAACAGATTTACCTCCGTTGGATTGAACCTTAGGTTGTGTGTAGCTAAAATCGCTGTTAGAGAACTCAATACCGTTTACAATACTTGCTTGCATCTTATTATATCATAATCCTATAGCTTTAAGTCATTTCAATTTTTTATTAAATTACATTAATTCAGACTATTTATCGTCTTATAAAAATTAATGATAAATATTTTACATCTTATGAAAAAAAAATGTTATATTTAAAAAAACTTAATAAATAAGTATCTTATTATATTATATACATGATAATTGATAATCAAATCATAAGAACAAGGGGAAATTCTCAAATAATAAATGAGAAAAAGAAGAAAAAATCAAAAATATCTGATGAAGATTTTTACATATTAGATTTTCAAGAATATAAGATTATGGATTCAATAAATTATAATGTCAAACAACTAAAAGAGTTATGTAAATATTATAAAATAAAAGTATCAGGTAATAAAACACAGTTAGAAGAAAGAATTTATAAATACTTAAGTGAGTCATGCAGTGCTATTTTAATTCAAAAAAATATTAGAAAATATTTTTGTAAATTACATCTTTCTCTCCGTGGTCCTGCTTTATTTGATAGAAGTATATCCACTAATCAAAGTGATTTCTATACTTTTGATAACATAGATAAAATACCAGTTTATAATTTCGTAAGCTGGAGAGAAGATAAAAATATATTTTCTTTTGATATATATTCTCTCCATGAATTAATTAATAATTCAATAAAAAATAAAAGTAAACCTCAAAATCCATATACAAGAAACGAATTAACAAAAGATAAACAAACTCTTATTTTAAAATTAATGAAATTAAATAATTTATTTGGAGTTAAATTTTCAGAAAACAAAATAAATACTAACATTCAACCATTAACTCAAGAAATAATTAATTCAAGAATAACAGATATTTGTCTTAGAATTGATTCTTTAGGTAATTATACAGATGTAGACTGGTTTAAAACGTTAGGTAGAAGGCAAATAATTAAATTTGTTAATGTATTACATGATATATGGAATTATAGAGCACAAATTCCTGAAAATGTTAAAAGAGAAATATCAGCACCAGTAGGAAGACCATTTGCATTTGTAAATAGTAATTATCATTATTTATGTAATGCAGATATATTATCTGTTAAAATGATATTTATCAAAATTATTGAAAATTTTATAAATAAAGGAATAAATGACTCTAGTTCATCATTAGGTGCAATGTATGTTCTATCTGCTTTAACTTTAGTAAATGGAGATGCGGCAAATGCAATGCCTTGGTTATTTCAATCCGTTGCTTTGTAATATATTTTATTACCATTTAACGTAATAAAATATATATATGCGTTAAAAGACTTAAAAAATACTCTTTATAACATGTATAATGGTAAAGAAAACCGTAACTAAAACTGTCGTTGCTGAAAGCGCTCCTAAAACCCCTGCTAAACCTAAAGCTGTGAAAAAAGCTAAAACTACTGTTGTTGAAGAAGTAACTGTAGCTCCTCCTGTTGTAGAATCTGTTTCAGAAACAGTAGCTCCTGAAGTATCTGAAGAACAATCACTTCTTAATGATTATACTAATCTTTCTCTTAAATGTCAACAAGCCGCTGCCATTCTTTCTAGCATGAAGAAAGAACTCCTTGCTCTTGAAAAGAAAACAAACCGTGTTCTTAGAACTATTAAGAAAACTAGTGGTAAAAGAAAATCTAAATCTGGAAATAAACAACCAAGTGGTTTCACCAAAGCTACACCAATTTCTCAAGAATTAGCCAAATTCCTTGGTAAAACTCCTGATACTGAAATGGCCCGTACCGATGTAACTAAAGAAATCAATGCTTACATTCGCGCCCATAGTTTACAAGACCCTAGCAATGGACGTAAAATCAACCCTGATAAAGCATTATCCACACTTTTGAGAATCAAAGCCGGTGATGAATTAACTTATTTCAACTTACAACGTTTTATGTCACCTCACTTTCCTAAGAGTGGTGCAGCCGCAGCCGCAGCAGCAGCAGCTTCTAGTGCATAAATAATTTAATTTTATAATTCATGTAAATCTCTTTTTATTTATATGAATTAATTTATATTTCACATATGGTCATTCGCAAACTATAATTAGTAAAATAATTATCTTCTTTTATACCTTTTAAATATATTAACTCACCTTGTTTAAAAGCTTGAGTTGATTTCAAAGAAAATAAATTTTTTTTTAATATAGAGGTAAATATATTAATATTTTTCTCAGATGAATCGAAATTTATAAAGTTATTATTTGCAAGGCAGTATACTAAAAACGTATCAATATTTAATAAGCATACGGCCTTCAAAATATAATAATTAAAAATATTAGTTTTTTCTTTATACAATTTCTTTTTAATTAATGATGTTTTAGTCTTACTAATTAAATCATGATACTTTAAATCCATAAATTCAAGAATTTTAATTGATTGATATATACTGTGTATTTGTTCAAGAGCTAAAAAATAGATAAAATAATTATTAAATAAATTTTGATTTAGATTTTCACTTATACGAAAACAATTAAAACATATATACCATATAGTAGCCCAAGTCTCAGTGTAGGTTTCAAACATGTACATAGTAGAATCAATATTAATCATATTCAATAAATCATCTTTTATTTTTTTATTTTCAATAAAATTAAAATCAAGTCCAAAAGCATGAAATGTTTCATGAATAAATACTTTAAACCATTCTTCTTTTCTATATATAACAATCTCTCCATTTGGCTGACAAATATTAGAAAAAGCTGAATTTGCATTTATAACATCAATTATTTGACCTTTATTTATTGGTAATTGTTTTTTTAAATCTAAAAGATATATTTGAACTTTTAAAGTATTTGAACATTTTTTTGTTCCATATTTATTAACAATGTTTAACCAAATATAACATTGTTTAAAACAATTATATAAAAAATTCATATTTTCATGTAAATAATAAAATATTAACATTATTGATTTTCCATGTATATGAAAAATAAACTCCACTTTCTTTGTTAATTGTTTTATATATTTTTTGTATTCTTTTGGAAAATAATAACCTTCTACCAAAAAATCATTATTATCAACAATATTTACATTATATTTTTTAGATTTTACTAGTTCTTTATATTTCAACTTTGATTCAATAATATCTTGATAAAAAATAGTTAAATATTTTTTATTTACATGTGTATTTATGATTTTTTTACTTAAATTATTATTTAAAAATGTAATATATTTATTATAATCATTCATATAGTAAATATATATTATAATTCTTTTCTTAATTTCATAATCTCATCCATTACTCTAGGCTTGCTGGCTCTCTTATATTCCATAATTTTTGCATCATGTGTATTTTTTAAAAGTATTCTGAAATCACGATTTTCAATAAATTTTTTTCGCAAAGCAATTTCTAATAATTCGTTTTTCTTTTTATTATACTCAATATCAATCTTATATTTTTTGTCGCGTAGTAAACTATTTTCTGTTCCCATTAATATAGCTTTTTCTGGACTTTTCGATAACGCACTTTTTGATTCAATAGAGAATTGTTTATATAATTCAGGATAATTTACGAATTTATTGGCCTGCAAATAATGTTCAATAGTTAAATAACTATCTCCATCTATTTCAATTTCAACTGGCCACATATGTGATAATTTTCGTCGCCAATTCTCAATTTTATTTAATTCACTATATTTTCCAACTTCACTTTCTTCTATGGATTCACCTACACCTTTTCCTGGTATTTTGTCACTTGACTTATTGTAAATTTGAAAAACTGTTTTTGAACTATAAATGTTATCTAAATCAATATCATACTTATCTCTTTTTTTCACTTTTTTATTTTTTTTCATTTTTGCAAATTCAGGTATAATATTAAATGGACCACTATTTCCCTCTAAGCATTTATACACAATCAGATTTTTTAAATCATAAGGAATTTCGTCAAAATTAAATATACCTTTTCTTCCATATCTAATTAATTGATAATGATATCCATTATAGTCCATTATTATATAAAAATCAGGATTAAATTCTCCTTTTTTTTCTAGTACTTCATCATTTAATTGATTACAATGGATTACATTATCTTTATCACCTTGTTCAAATGCATCACTAGACATTAATATACATTTTATGTTTAAAATTCTTTCTACAGTAGATATTACCCAACTATCAGCCCAAAATTTACTACTCAATATCAGTTTTTTAAAATCTTCTAATGAGGATACTTCAGACATAAAAATAAATTCTTGAAGTAAATCTTCTGATATTTTTATTTCGTCCTTTATTTTATCATGTTCTTTTTTAATCTTATCCATATTATTCATTTTTTTAATTTTTTCTTTTCTATCACTTATTTTTATACTTTCATTTTCTAATATTTTAAACTCTTTATTTAAAGCTTTTAATTTTTTTTTATCCTTAGCAATAGTATCTAGATACATATCATATTGTTCTTTATAATTTAAATATAAATTACTATCAGCTTCTTTTGCTAATAAATTTCGTATAGTAGAAATCGATATATCAATTCCAGAATAAACAAATGCGTCTCTTATAACACAAAAAAAACAATCCCCATTACCTTCATTGTCTACAATATCATAATTTGCATTTTTCATAAATTCTTGAATCCAGTTATGTCTATCGGTATCACTAGTAAAATTTTCTCTTAGTTTATCTGCAAAATCTTTATTTTCTTGTCCGATTGATATACGATTAAAATTTTTAATTTTTTTTCCATAATTTAATGCAATAATATTGTCATTAATTTCATCAAATTCATCGCTTTCATAATTTATTGAAAACATGTTTAATGAATTTTCATCTATTTTTGTAAACCATAAAATATTTCCATAATTTTCAATATCTTCAGATACTTTAAATACCTCGTAATCTTTTAACGTAATTTCAAATATACCTATTTTTTTATCAACATTATCTTCTTTATCTAGTAAATAAATATTAAAAAATAAAATATTCTCTTCTTCATAATCATCATTCATTTTACCTAAAATAATACTAACTCTTAAATGAAATTTAACTATATTTACTTCATAAACATTTGCCTCTTCATCTAAATCTATATCATTTCTGTTGATATCATTATTTTCTTCATAAACAACTTTATTGCTGATTTTTGACTTTACCATAATATATATTTTTATTTATTTATCTAAATCTTTTATTTTATCATTTATATCCATATATTTGAATATTGATTTACTTGGTAAACTTTTAAAATCTTTCATTTTTCTTGACTTCATTTTTTGAATATAATCTTTTAATTCAATCCAATAGTCAGTTTTAATTAATTTATCTAACGAATTTATAATAATTAATGATAAATTTTCAGTCATTTCTAATACTTTTCCTTGTTTTCCAATTTCATTTATATCAACATCAATTTCTTGATGCATATTATTTATAATATTTACTATTTTATCACATTCTATAGTATCAAAATTATATAAATTTGAAATGAACAAACTTAATGCACGTCTATCCTCATTTACTTTATTATTTTTACAAAATAATTCATAATTTTCATCTGCAGAAACAACAACAATATTGTTAAATAATTCCAAATGTTTTTCTAGATTATCGTCTAAAATCGTTTTAAATATATTATATTCTGATATTAACTCATTATACATGCGTGCATATACTTTTGAATAAAATTTGTTACTACTAGCAATTGTAAAAATATAATTACTAATTTGTGTTAATTTTTCTTTACTTTCTTCCACTATACTTTCATCTTCATTGGTAGTATTATCTACTAATTCTTTAATTACTTTATTTATCTCACCAAATAATACATCATATGTTTTATCTGTTAATTTATTTAATGATGATGTAACTGTAACAATATTTATTTCTTTTTTCTCTATAATTGCAGGTCGTTCTTTAAAATTAAATTCAGCTTTTAGACTTTCATCAATTTCTTTATTATTTCTTTTCTTTTCTCTTTTTACAAATATAGGAGTTTTTACATAATCCGATGCACCTACTATTTCACTAATATTATTTATTACTTCTAATGAATCATATGATAATTCAAAAATAAATCCATTATCGCGAATATTATTAAACTCATCTAATTTATAAACTAGTGTTGACATTACTAATGATAGTATAAACAAAAATTTTTTATATCAATTTTTTTTATATTATAATTGGTTTATATTTTACAAAAAGAATATTTCTATTTTACATGGAATTTATATTTAAAAATCAAAATAATACAATTCTTAATGATTACAAATTGGAAAACATAAACAAATTTTTTAAATTACCAATTATGTATCTTGATAATAAACTAGAACTAAAAGAAAATATAAATGAAGATTTAGAACTATATTCAAACAGTCAAGATGAATCTAAGCTATATGAAATAACATTTAACCCCGTAAATCCTTATTCTAAAATATTAATAAAAGAATGGGCAAAATACTACACATATGATGTAGAATATTTAAAGGAAAGTCAAATTTTACTTGACAAAATTAATAAGCATAGTAGTGCAAATAATTTAGAAATAGTAAATTCAAAAAGTAATTTACAATGTTGGAATGATGTAAAACAAGAAACAAGTTTTAAGGAAAGATATCAATATATCGACTGGAAATATTTTAAAAATTTTAATGAATCCTCTTATTTTTTACAGATTTTAAGTATATATAATATGTCATCGCCTATTTTTTCATTAGTAATACCTATATTGATGCTAATATTACCATTTTTCATATTAAAAATACAAGGAATAAGAATTACTTTATCCAAATATTATGATGTATTGAAAATGGTATTTAGTAATCATTCACTCGGAAAAATATTTACAAATTTTTCGGATATATCATGGTCACAGCGATTTTATATATTATTATCTATTGGATTATATCTATTTCAAATATATCAAAATGTATTAACATGTATTCGATTTCATAATAATCTTAAATTGATTCATGGTTATTTTCATGAAATTAAAAATTATATTGATTTTACTCTAGAGAGATATGATTTATTTTTATCTATGACAAATGAACTAAAATCATACAACGAATTTAACAGTCATTTAATTTCCAATAGAGATGTATTGAAAGACTTTAGAGAGAATTTACATATAATTGGTAAATATGACTATAACTCATATTTTAAAGTTGGATATTTAATGAAATGGTTTTATAAATTCTACTATAAAAATGACATAAATAATTGTTTTATGTATTCATTTGGATTTAATGGATATATGGATAATTTATATGGAGTATGTAAAAATATAAAGGAAAATAAAATTAATTTCTGTAATTACAATACTAAAAATAAAGTATCATTTAAGTCTGCATACTATGCTCCACTCGTAGATAAATCCCCAGTTAAAAACACATATTCTGTTAATAAAAATATAAGTATAACTGGTCCAAATGCATCAGGTAAAACAACTCTTTTGAAAACAACATTATTTAACATTATTTTAAGTCAACAAATTGGATGTGGATTTTATAAATCAGCAAATATAATGCCATATCATTATTTGCATTGTTATTTAAATATACCTGATACTTCTGGTAGAGATAGTTTATTTCAAGCTGAAGCACGTAGATGTAAAGAAATTATTGAATCTATTGAGAATTCAGATAGTAAAAATAGACATTTTTGTATATTTGATGAATTATACTCTGGTACAAATCCATATGAAGCGGTTGCTAGTGCCTTTGCATTTATAAAATATTTAAAACAAAAAAATATAAATTTCATTTTAACTACACATTATATAAATTTATGTGAATCAGTTGAAAGAAATAAACTTTGTAATAATTATAAAATGGATATTGATATTTTAGAAAATAGTGAATTTAAATACTCTTATAAACTATCACAAGGTATTTCCAATATTAAAGGTGGTGTTAAAGTATTAAGAGAATTAGATTATCCTGAAAATATAATAGAAGATGCAAAAGTATATTTAGATAATAATTAAATTTTTACGTATAAATAAATTACTTATAATATTCACATGTTTTAAATGGAACCTTTAACTTTATTTGGATTAGGAACAAATATAATGTTTTCTTTAGGAATTGTATTTGCTATTGTTTTTATAATATTTTATATGAGACAACGTTTTAGTGAATATAATCATAAATTAAATTCAATGTTTCAATTAATATCAGCTATGGCAGATGAATTAAATTTATTAAAAAATTCTGATAACTCACAAAAACCATTTGTTGAAAAAGAAAATGAACTCTTAAATAGTAAAAATATACAAGATACAAATAATGAATTATTAAAACTAGTAGTCTCTGATGAAGAATATAGTGATGATTCAGATGATAGTGATTCAGATGACGATTCTGAAGAAAATACTGATACAGTTGAATATAATAATGTAGTTTTAGAGGGAACAAATAATACATTAGTTATTAATGATGATTTAGAACAAGTTGTTGTTGAAGAAGTTACCAATGATATTAAAAATGCTGTAGTAAATGATAAAGACAATATTAAGCTTATTGAGATATCATCAGGTAATGTAGAAGAAAATTTAAATAATGAAGAGTTAGATATAAATAAACTTACTGTAAAACAATTAAGAGATTTAGTTACTAAAAAAGGATTATCATTTGAACAATCAGCAAAAAAGAAAGATTTAATTAAATTATTAGAAGAAAACAATAATTAAATTTTGTATGTATAATGTATATGTCTTGGGGAACATGTTATTCAGGATCTAATAATATTCATTTTGATTTTCCACCAATTATGAATGATGGACGTAATTATGCTACTTATGTACCAGAGGCTGTTGTAAATAATGAAATAATTAAGTCAAATAACATTCAAACAAATGCACAATACCGATTTTTTCTAACAAATAATGCAAATAATATTATTTATCAAAATCAAGTTGAGTCATGTGACCAATGTGGCAATTGTTTAAAACAAGTAGAAGGTAAAATGCAAAGTAATAATACTCCTTTTTTATATAGCTCTCCATTTGATAAATCACAACCTTTTGGTTATGAAACAAGTGATTTAAAGAATGTTTATTTAACTAGAGAGCAATTACAATCTAGAAAAGTTGCACCAGTTGTAAATTATCAACAAGAAAAAAAATAAATTAATTTTAATTAATAACATATAAATACTAATTAAAATTAATATAAAATGGAACCATGTATTACTATTCAGAATTTAAAATTTAAATACAATGAAAATATTATATTTGAAAACTTATCATTAGAATTATTTTTTAATAAATGTTATGTTTTATCAGGATTAAATGGTTGTGGTAAATCTACAATTTTAAAAATTCTTGCAGGAAGAACATTATCAGAATTTGATAAAATACGTGTTTTAAATAAAGACCCATTTAGAGATACTTCGTTAAATAATGATATTACATTTATTAACAATGACTGGGGAATGAAGAATGATGCATTTTCTGGCCCAAGTCCATTACAATCGAGTATGAAAGTAAAAGAAATGATGGTAAAAATAAAATTAGATTATCCAGAACGCAATAAAGAATTATTGTCTGTATTAAAAATTAATGAAGAATGGAGATTAAATGCAGTAAGCGATGGACAACGAAAGAGAATTCAATTATATTTAAATTTAATTAAACCATTCAAAATTTGTTTATTAGATGAAATTACAGTTAATTTAGATTTACTAGTAAAAGATAGATTAATGAATTATTTAAAAAAAGAAAGTATAACGAGAGATTGTTGTATATTATATGTAACACATATTTTTGATGGATTAAATGAATGGTGTACTGACTTAATTTACTTGAAAAAAACGAAAGAAATATCTGTTATTTCTAAAAAAAATGTACCAGATATTTATTCTTATCTATTAGAATTTTTTAAAGACGAAGAAAATGAAGAACAAGAAAAAGAAGAATTAAATATTGACTACAATCCACGAAATGCAGGTGGTTATTCTAACGGAGTATTGATTAATTACCAAATTTAATTATTTTTACAAGTTATAACTTATTAAAAAAAATTGATTTTAAGTTTTCTTTAAATAAATATTATAAAAGTTAAAATCAAGTATGTACGATATTCCTAACGAGTTAATTATTAATTTATATGAAATTAATCCATTTATAATTCCTGTAAATAAAGAAACACGAATTTATTTACAAAATAAAAGAAATAATGCTGCATCTTTAATTCAAAAATGGTACAGAAGAAATAAAATTGGACCAAATATGCCAATATTATTTATGGATGAGATAGCAACATTTTCAAAATGGTATATTATAAGATTATATATGAAATTTTATCCAAAAGAAGATTTATTGGAATGGCCGATGCATTGCACCAGAAAAGTAAAACAAACAAGAAAATATGATAATGAATTATTACTCAGTATAAATAAAGCATACCAAGTATTTGAATTCATGAAAAAACAAACAAAAAGAAATATCATTTCTACCGGATTTTAGTGGTTGAATTATTATTCATTTTAGATTTAATATATTCTCTAAGAGCAGTAATATTTAGTCCTTTATTTTGATTTTCACTAGGTAAAGTAGGATTACAAAATAACTTATTTTTAGAAATCTTATTTGATAATGAATATTTTACATAATAAATTTGAAAACTATAAGAATTATAAAAATACATAATTAGTAATAGTATACTATACATCTATATAGTATAGTACATTTTTTTTAATTATTTTTTTAGTTATAAATAAATATATAATAATAAAGTATGGTTGAATTTAAAAATACAGATATATATTTTTTGCATAAACAATTTAATAAAAATAAACATGAATTCTCTAGTAATATTGCACCAAAAAATGCAAACTGGATAAGAAGAAAGATAACTATTTATGATTACTTAATTGTAAGTAATAATAATTTTAATGAAATTTTGGAAGACTTATATGACAAGAATATAAAAATTATAATTTTAGAAGAAAATAACAAAAATAATAATTTAATTTTTAAAGAAAATATTTCAGTTAGATATAATAAAACTTTACAATCAATAGAAAAATATATACACAATATGGAATTTTATAATGTATTTGATAATAATAATATAAATTATTTTTGTAAAAATATAATTTTAATGAATAATGTAATTCAAGATAATGTTATACTTAACAATAAAATTATAGAAAACAAAATCTATACCTCTGGTTATGATGGAAAAAAAGATGATAATAAAGAATCTCCTTATGCTATTCTTTTACCAGCAAAACAAGAGCAAGAAACTACTGAAGAAACTACTCAAGAAACTACTCAAGAAACTACTCAAGAAACTACACAAGAAACTACTCAAGAAACTACACAAGAAACTAATGAAGAACCATTAACAAAGAAAGTATTTGTTTATCTTAATACGTTAAATTATTTTTATCCATTTTTTAAATTAAAATATGAAAATGGAGATATTTTTTATAAATTTGATTTAGGATATAATTACATTTTTGAATATAAAAGTGAAACAAATATAAATAATCCATTTAATATAGGTACATCATACAAAAAAAATAACTCAAATATAATTTTTACCAGTACAGATAACAATATATTTATTGATAATAAAGGAGTTAGCTCTATTTATAAAAAAGGAGATCAGATAAAATTTTATTTACCTAAGAATTTTAATGGAACTTTAAAATATTATAATTATAAATTAAATTATTCAACAACATCATTTATAAGAAAAATAAATGATAAGCCTATTAAATTAAACATGATTATGTCATTTAATAAATATAAAAATAAATTATAAATATATATTATTATGAAAATAGGTATTGCTATTTCAAGTAATAGTATGATAAATCAAAAATATTCATCTAAAAATAAATTTATCAATAGTAGTATATCTGTTTCTAATAGACAAAATCCAGCTATATCTTCAATTATTAAAACTAGAGTGCTTGAAGAATGTTGTAATAAACAACAAAAAATAGATGATAAAAATATTATTCCAGAAAATAAAGATGAAATTGTAAATAATGAAAATATTATTTCTGATAATGAGAATAAATCACAATCTGCTGAAAATAATTCTAATAAAAAATATGATCTCCCATATGTAATCCAAGTAATGATTGATAATAATGCTACTTTCGAAAATACCTTTTTATATGAGAACTATTTTATAAATAAACTTAATTTTTTACGACCAAATATAATTAATATACAAAATAATTTAATTACATTTAACAATGTTTATGTAGATGGAATAAAATATGGTGTTACCAAATTTAGATACAAGATTATTAATATTAATGAAAGTGAACCAATTGGATTTATTAGTGAAAATGATGAAGATATTAATGATATAATTCAAGTTTTAGGTGGCAAATTTATAAAAAATATTATAATTAATGGTTCAAAAGTAAGTAGTTTATATGCAGGAAATTTTACATTTGTTGTTAAAAAAGAATTTAACTTTTTGAGCATAGTTACAAATTCTATTAATAATCCATATTTTGAAAATGGAAAAAATATATTTCAATATGTAGATAAATATAAAAATGACAATATAAATACTGATTTACTTATACCATCAACTGATTTATCAAGTTTAATAAAGGCAAACAGAGATTATAATAATAAAGATTATTTAAGGTATACTGAATGCTTAGATGAAGAAAGTGATATTAATATAATAAATATTATTAATTGCAATAATATAATTAAAAAGAGAAATGAAATAATATTACATTTAAAAAGTCAATTAGAATTAACATATGAATTTTTAAAAGATGTAACTGTAAATAACATAGAAAATTATAAATCTCAATTAGAAACAATCGATTTTAATAAATTATTTTTTTATTGTTTTAACAGTATTAAAAAATATTCTATCTTTAAACAATACGGGTTAACTTCTTTTATAAATGATGGTGATATAGATTCTATTTATTACCTTAATATTCCTAAAAATTATCCATTAATGTTATATAATATTAGTGATGAAGTAAAACATTTAATTGAAATTAAATTAGAAGATATTGATGATGGTGAATCAGGTAAAATAATTCATAATATTGATGATACTGAATATACATTTTTATATGGTAGAGTTACTATTACTGTAAAAGGGAATTTTGGAACTGCTAGTATGTGTAGTTTTAATCAAGATTTAAAGAAATTAGATTATATGGGATTATATAATAAATTTATATATACTGAAAAATGTAATGTAATTTTTGATAAAAATATAGATGATAAATCGGATGATAGTATTGATGATGATGTACAAGATGAAGAAATGAATAAAACAGAGGTTATAAATACAGTTGAATTTGAGTTTACAAATATTAGTTATGATACTATAACAGAGGATACAAAAAATAAAATTCAAATTACATTAACTGATCTGTTTAATGAGAATAAAGACTTATATAATGTTAATAATGTGACTATAGAATTTAAATCAATGAAAAGTGTCATTACATTTACTAAAATACCAGTATTTTTTAAAATTATTATAAAATGTAATTCATATCTAGATTTTGCATCAGAATTAACTACATTAAGATTAAACTACGGTAATATAATTATTGGAATAATAAATGATAATCAAAATGAAAATTATGAGAATATATTTTTTTCGTCTAATAGATTTAAATATGTAGAACCGACTTCTAATTCTAATAAGCTACCGCAATTGTTAACTAATGTACCTGAATCTGAAGCTGAACCTCAATCTGAGCCCGAGCCCGAACCCGAACCCGAATCTGAACCACAACCTGAACCTGAACCACAACCTGAACCTGAACCACAACCTGAACC